GCCTGTAATTGTATGATACCATAAAGAACCTGTAGAAATTAACGCGGTTCCTGTTCCTATTGGAGTGGTATCTTGATAAAAGAACGAAACCGCGCCGGCAGGACCAGTGGGACCAGTTGCACCTTGAGGACCAGTGGGACCAGTTAAACCCGTTGGACCAGTGGGACCACTTAAACCCACTGGACCCGTTGGTCCAGTGAAACCAGTGTAACCTTGTGGACCCGTAGGACCTGTAGGACCTGTATAACCTTGAGGACCTAATGCTCCAGGTAAACCATAAGGACCTGTAGGACCTGTAGGACCCGTTTCTCCTATGTCACCTTGCGGACCTGTGTCACCTTGCGGACCTGTAGGACCACTTGGACCACTTGGACCACTTGGACCAGTTTCTCCGGTTGGTCCCGGAGGGCCAAAGTATCCTGACAATATTTGTATCTGTTGACCGCTAACACATCCACCTCGGAAAGGATTTGATCCTGCAAATGAAGCGGCTAATGATTGGCTATAATGTGTTTCAAGTGATTGGTATAAACCTAATCCTGGAATGTCATGCAAGATTTGATCTGTAAGTATAAATTCATTTGATACTCCTGAACCATCTGGAACATATTGTGGTGAAGTATTAAGTTTATCTTTTATAAGTTTTTGAACGGTAATTCTTGGAACTTCGAAAATATGTTCGTCTGGGTAAACACCATCATATCCAGGAACCAGTGTGTTCCATCTACTCGCGACAGAAATTGGTCTTAAACAATGTGGGTCCAAACTGTTTGAACCATATCCTGGTGGAACAAGTACTATACCAAGTAGCAATTCATCATCAGGAATCTCTGGATATATGTCAGCGGGTAAATTTAATGGACCATTTAGAATGTTTTCTATAATGTTTCCACTTGCACTACTAGTGTCACCTAAACCACCGTTGCTAAAATCACCTTTATGAACAACGATTTGACCGGTGAATTCTTTTGAGTCCCAACCAAGTGTATTAGTTGGAACTGGTGTTGGGTATGCACCTTTAATAGTAATTATATCAATACGACCTGCGCATTCTTCTGGATTTGCTTCAACTTGAAAATCTGATTGTCCAGGATTTGCATCTTCGTTAGATACCCAATAGTATGTTTTACCGCCGATTCTAAAAACACCAGTTTCAACAGTTAAATCTAATGGTGTTAGACCTGAACCGTATGGGGGTGTTCCGTATGTCCCGACTGGCTGTTTTAATTTAAGTCCTACCAAAATTAGATCTTGTGCATTGAGCTGTAGTATTTCAGCACCGTCATTTGTGTATAAACGGCCACGGTTTAGGTCAGCTATATGCTCACCTTTATATACTGTCTTTTCATCAAAGTAGGTAGGATCATCAATATGATTTCTACCTGTTTCTGCAGCATTAGGTCTATACCACAATCCAGCTGATATGTCTTGAAAGTAGCGTTCGATTCTTCGAGCAAACTTGGTAATTAAATTACTTGCCATTTAGTTGTTTTTCTTTATTTATCTCGTCCCTGATCATTGCAGCATATTCGTAATCTTCATTCTCAATTGCTTTGTTCAGTGCTAATTCTAAATTTTCCTTTGTGTGATTTTCAAACACATAGTCTGATAATCTAAAAATAACTCGAATGTCACCATTCTCTTTATGTTGTGCATCCCAGAAAATTATCCAGTTGCCGTATGATATGTATGTTAGTTTTTCAGAGTACATATGTTCTAACATATTTCTTAAATCACCGCGTAATTCTGATACTGTGGGTAGTCTTTCGATTTTTTGTTCATTAAATTCAAATACCCATTTTATACCTAACTTTTTATGAAAACTTTTTATTTTTCTCCAGTCGATTGAATGTATTACACTCTCTATGACGGTATGTATTGTATTCATTTCGCATAGTTATTTTTTATCTCTTCCGTTTATATATTCTAAACTTAGAACATAACGGTCTTTATACCAGGTGCAGTTCCTAATAATGAATTCGCATCACCTGGATCTAGTACAACTCCAATAACAGAATAAGGGTAGATAGCACCTGCCATTAATGATCCTGTTGTAAAAGTTGACTGGTTGCCGTTTGCGTGTGTTACAATAACATCAGCAGTATTAGTTACTAAAACATGAAAACCGAGAATGTTTGAATCGGTTATTGCCACTGGACCGTCTATTGTAGTGTAGTCAATTACTGCATCATTAGAATCAATTAAAACTGTGGAATATAGGCCAGCCATATAGTTTTTCCCATATTTGTTTGTTACAATAGTATCGATTTCGCTTGTGATGGCTGAAATTTGAAACGTGACATTATCAGCTGGTGTAGCTCCACCCGGTATATCTGCACCAAGAATTGTGATAATATCACCAGGTAAATAGTTAATACCAGGATTATCAAGTTGAAAATTAGTTGCATTGCCTAAACCATCTACAGTGATTCTTAAAGTTAATCCTGTCCCAGTACCATTTGTAGTTGGCACATTTGCATGAATGCCTGGCGTGTAACCACTTCCAGGTACAAAATTTATACAACCAGTGACGATCCCATCTATAGTTGTGATATCAACAGTTAGACCCTTACCCGGCCCTAAATTACTTTGAGTAGGAACGTCTAAATGTGGACCAGGCTGTAGGTATGTAGGTTGATTTATTACCGTGATCGTGTCTACCATTCCTTTAATTCCAGGAGTGTAATCTGTATCATTTGCTAATACGTATGTTTTACCAATTGTGTATGACATGTTTTTTTGTTTGTTTTTAACTTGCTAATATAATTTCGAATTCTATGTCGAATGTTTGATTATTTTTTAACCAAATGGTTTCTATGTTTAACATATCTGTTGAGTTTACTTCTTCTCCACCAGTGAGTGTAAGTAATTCTCCAGAAGTACGCCAAGTAATTGTATTTGGTGAGTAAACTTTTTGAATAAGTTGATTTGATACATTTGTTCCTATGCCATCAGTTAATAGATTGATTGTGTATCCGTCTATTGAACTTATGAATGATGATGCATTAGATGTATCAGTACGTATAAGATCATTTACAAATACATTATACGCAGGTCTTGTCTTATATGATAACAAATTTCCGTTTGCATCAAATGAATCAAACCATGTAATCGTTGTAGACAACGGGTCAGCATTCGTATTAATCTTTACGTTCCATGTTTTTGGGTTGATGAGTTTTTTATAGTCATCGTCAAATGCCCATTGAAAATTCTTTTGATTTGTTGGAGTAAATTTATCAGCATATAATGCTAAAGCAAATACAATTTTCAGTCTACCATTTTCCCATTTTCTATATGGAACAGTTAAATTACCAGGATGGTAGAAAGGAGCTATAGTAGCACTATTAAAAATGAATCTGTACAACTGTTTTACTCCAGCTGTTTTTGCAGTTAGAGAAAACGATTGCGTTGCTATATCACCGCTACTAAATGTTACGTATGATTGTAGAGTTGTATTTAGGTTATAAAAGTTAGAAAAAGCTGTTAGAAAATCGGGAACTGTAGGGGATAAAACAACCGTAAAGGAAGTGGTGTAAAGTAACTCACCATCTTCCGAACTATAAATTTCTATAACGTGTGTAGTCCCATTAGCTACGTTTAGAAGAATGTCAGGTTTGAAACTGTACGATTCATTCTGTTCACCAAAATTAAATAGATTTCCTGCATCAATACGTTGTACTTGACCAGGTTTAAGAGTAAATCTTCTTTCTGAATATTCAGTAACTGGGATAAAGAAATCTTTAAGATCTACATCGACCTCTTTACTGATGCCCTTAACTATACCAACTTTTTTACATTCAACAAATCTGAATGAAAGAATAGAGTAATCTGGTGGACATTTAAGTCTAGGTATTATTGACATTTTTCATCGTCGGTCATTTTAACGAAACACCTGTGGATGAAACGTAGTTTCTGCCTTAGTTTTAGTGGCTTCTCTGTATTTTGTAATATCATCTTCAGTTAGTTCTTTATTTATATTATTTATCTCTACTGATGATTGACTATTAGAACTATCTGTCGCTGCTTGGATAACTTGTTTTTTCTCTTCTTCTGTGTGAAGTTGTTCTACTTGAGATTCAGTTTCCTGGCTGTCTTCAAAATTTGTAAATGCAAAGGACGTTGGTTCGTTTTCTATATCTTCTATAATATTTTCAACGGTTTCGTTCCAATCGCTATCGTTATCACCGCTATCATGTAATTTAGAAGCTTCTGTCTCTTCCCAATCTTTTGCACGTCGTGCAGCAATAGCTTCAGCATGTTTTTTGAATTCAGCTTCTTTCTCTTTAAGTTCAGCTTCTTTCTCTTTTTTATCTTTAATATATTGACTAATTCCGCCGTCGTCAATTATAATATCAATTCCTGCTTCTTCATCAGGTTTAATGTAGTCAACTAATGACTTAATAAAACCAAGAGCCACAAGTGGAAGAATTGCACCACTTATAATTGATAAGATTCGTTTTTGATAAATGACTTCTTCATCAACCAATCCAAACAGTTCTATCCAACCTTGGAAATGGACAATATGCATATAAGCATAGTAAGCATTACCCATCATCTGCATACAAGTAAGTAAAATGAATAGAAACCAAATCAATGCTTTATTCATTTTATCCAATGCTATTAAGGATGCGAGTGAAGCGGCTGCACCAATTTCAAATGCGATTGCTAAAGAAACCGCAAGCCAAGGTGGATTGCTTAATAAAAAGAAATCTATAACGTGAATTGTAGATATGACACTCACAACCGCGTATAAGGCAACGAATGTGCCAATTATAAATCGTGTTGTTATTTTTTTCATTTTGATTCTAACTGTTTTATTTCATTATCAATATCTGTCTGGCGATTTACATCGATTAGTCTTCTATCAATTGATTGAATCATTCTCTTCTCAGACCTAAGGCCTTCTATTTTAAGATCCTGGTGAGATACCGTAGTTTTTTGTAATATCACTACCATTTCTGATAGCGAATCAATCTTAGAATTTAGAGAATCAATTCTTTTGTTTGTAATCTTATTAGGATTACCGCAAGTATTAAAAAAGATAGCAAACATAAATATGAGTGCTATCTTTTGATAATGCGTGTTTATGAAATCGTTTATATGTTTCATGTGTTTTGTTTTTATAATTTAACCCATATGTTCGGTCTTGAGTTCCAACAAGTAACTCCGTGAGTTCTTCGTGAATTATCAAAACCGAGTGAACGGATACCTTTGTTAAACATCCTTTGTCCTAAAGCTGCAGGAACTTCTTCTCCGTTAAAAATGAAAAACGGATAGTGACCAGCAAAATCATCAAACTTAAAAGATGAAGCCTCAACGATATATTTAACACCAGCTATATCAGCAATATGTTTTGCCATTGGAATAGGTTCCTTGATATGTTCAAAGAATTCACTACAGAATACAGCTTCAGCATCAATACCTTCAAGACTTGTAATATGTACAATATTTTTAGTTGGGAATTTCTCCATTAGGTCATTAAAGAGAACTAATTGGAAATCACTAATGTTATAGTAATAAATCGTGGTGTCAGGAAACGCATCAGCAAGATCGAAAGTTGATAAACCAATACCAGCGCCATAATCTAAAATTGATTTTGGTACAACATTCATTTCTCTAAAAGCTTTAGATAATTTTGGCACGTATGTTCTTGATGAAATTGCATATGAACCTAAACATCCCCAAAGATATTCAGGTAGATCATAAAATTCCATGTCTCTACCGGTATCGCGGTATTCAGCTTTCCAAATTTCATTGGATCTACCGAAATAGTCGATTTCCTTGTTTAAAATTTTGTTCGTTCCTAAAGTTTCGTTGACTTTTTGAAAAATGTATTCATACCTTTGATTTCTAATGTCGTTTTTGTTTTTCATTTAGTTTTTAGTTAGTGTTTCTATTCTCAAGTTCTTTTCTTAGTTTTTTCAGTAGACTTAAAGCAACTTTGGCATATTCATATATAGGTTTTTCTTTGTTCTGAAATGAATGTAGTATTATAAACATCATTTTATATGAAGAAATTTTGGGAAGCATTTCCAAAGATTCACATATGAAAAAGTAAGCTTCCCAAAGTTTTTCAGTTTCTATACCAGATACATAATCTTCAAATGATTCATCATTTGGCGGCAACAGGTTCTTCATTAGCAACAGAAGTATTTTCTTCTACATCTATGCCATTTTCAAGTGAAGCTAATTTAAACTCAAGATCCTTTACAGCATCTTTATCGTGTTTAGCACGACCCAATCCATCAGCAACAGGTTTTAATAGGCCTTCGTAGTAGTTTCTTGCTTCATCAAGTCCTTTTCCTTCTTGCTTCGAAACGAAATAGTAAATAGCTTCTAATGAAAGATTATTTAAAAGTAATTCCTTCGTTTTACCCTTTTTAATATCTTCAACAGCCTTGCGTACTTGTTTTGTAGCTTCTATCACGCCCATAGCTTCAGTAAATTTCCATGAAGCATTGTTTTCAATCCAATCCGCGATAGCCAATCCAGTTTTCTCGCCGCCTTCAACAAGGTAACCAGTCTTTTCGATTTTTTCCTTCAGTTTGGTAAGTTCATTAATAACCCCAGTAATCTTTTTCTGAGTTTTTTCTTTTTTCTCATCCGCAGATGATACAACTTGTAGTGTTGATGTTTTGCTCATATGTTTGTTTATTTATTAGTTTATATATCTTTTCTTAAAAAAGTTCTTAACAGAAATGTAAATATGCCATGATACTTCCTACTAATAAGAAGAACGTGAAGACAGTAACTTTCCAAACTGTTAGGTAATTAAATATTGGGTAGTAAACCAATAGGTATGCATTGGAGTTTGGGATGGGTTCCCAAGATGCAGCTACTAAGTCAGAGATGCCTAACTTATCAATATAAGCATTGATAGGATAGGTTTTCTCTAACATTTTTTGTTTAAGTACAATCGGATCATCTCCAATCTCATACTTCGTTGGGTTGACGACCGTGTATATTCTATAAACCCAGTCAACACGTAGTTGATGCTTTTCCCAATCAACACTTTTAGATGAACGTTTAACTATCTTACGAATAGCAAAATAATTAACAATGTCTCTGTAAATTTTATAAATCATTGTTTTAGATGTGTTTGTCCGTATAAACTTTTACAAGCTCAGGATACTTGCTCTTTAAACTTGTTCTTACAAGTTCACGGGCCTTGTGTATTCTTGTTCTTACAGTATTTATTTTCCAACCAAGTTGATCCGCAATCTCTTCATATTTAAGTTTGTCAACTTCACGAAGAGTTAATACCTTACTATATATTTCAGGTAACATTGGAATCTCATCAGCGATCATATCACATAAAGAAGATTCGACATCTTGATCTTGTTCATTCAGTTCATAATTCATTTCATATGAGTCAGATTTGGCTTGCATGTTAATACCCAATTCTTCCATTGCTTCATAAGAATAATTTCTTGATGTATAACGTTTTGATAATAAAGCTTCATTTCGAGCTATACGATAAACCCAAGTACTGAAATTCCAATAGGGATCATACTGATGAATTTTTATCCAAACCTTAGCAAATGCAGTTGCGATGACTTCCTCGCGATCACTGTACTCCTTAACATAATCTTTAAGATACTTTGCAACTCCTGGTTTCAACCTATAGTACATTTTAGTAAATGATACTTCATTCCTTTGATTGTAAAAATCAAGACCTAGTTCTTGCAGACTTTTTTCTTTTTCCATATAGTTGTTTGGTTTTTAAATTATAGTATAAATATAACTAAAATAAATGAGATTGTAAAACTTTATCGGTAAAAGTTTTTAACAACTTAAATTATTTATGTTACCATATTCTATACCGCAATCTGCAAATATTTTCAGGTGATCCGTTTCGCGATAGTCGTTTATCCAGTGAACGTGTTTAAACCCAGCATTAACTAAAACTTTTGTACACATCTTGCATGGTGAATGGGTAAGTAGTACAATATAATTTTCCGGGTCGGGTTCTCTGAATTTAGCAATCATATTAATTTCAGCATGAATTAGTCCACTCTCACCTGGTATCAGACTTTCTTCCTCGGTACCAGTGTCTTCATAAACCGGAGCATTCTTATAACTTCCGTTATAACCGAAAGAAGCAATTTTTGTATAATCATACTTCACAGCCAATGCTCCAACCTTTAATCGGCTAGAGATTGACAGTGAAGAGATTTCTTCAACAATGTTGGAAAAAATTGATAGTTTTTGTTTGCTTCTGTTTACTTGATTGTAATCCATTAAGATTCTTTATCAACGATGCTCATTTCAGGTTGAGCAACTGGACCGTCTGTTGTTGGTTCAGTTTCTTCTTTAACTTCTTTAACCCATCCGCGGACGTTATCAAAGAATTTTGAAACTTCTGAATATGGCAATTCGCCAAGATATCCAATTACGATGTTAAGTTCTTCAATGTGATACACGAATGTATCTTTACGCATGATTGCCATTTGATTTGACACTTCAGCAAAAGAACGCGCAGTCATGATTTTTACAGCAGCAGTTTTGAACTCAGGCGAGATCTCAAAAAACTGTGGAGTGGGTACTTTGTTTTCCATTTGGTTTTCCATTTTATTATTTATATTATGTTTTATGATTTAGTTTTTATCCACTAATGAGATTGTCTTTTGAGAAATTTGACGCGCGATTTCAATCATATCATCAACTCTATAGTTGGGATTGGTAATTATATAATCGTAGTCATTATAAAACTCAAAATCTATACGGTCGGCTTCGATTCTTCTATCTACAGTGTCAGCATTTCCCTGTCTCTCCATCATACGAACTTTACGAACGGATTCATCTATATCAAAATAGATAACACACGATTCATTACGATCTTGTTCTGATAGATGTGATAGGCCTTTAGGAGTCATTATGAATGTAAAGCAATCACCGTAGAATTGATCTTTGGTTGTTCCATATACCCAACCGTTAAATTCTACCCACTCATAAAATTGATCACTCTCAATCATCAAGACGGCTTGTTCTGGAGTTAGAAAGATATAATCTTTGCCGTCTTCTTCATTTTCACGAGCAGGTCTTGTAGTATAAGACACTGCGTATTTACCACCTATAACATTTTCAAAAATCTTGCGAGCGTGATCTTTACCCGCGCCACTTTTACCGACAAGTATAACTCGTTTCATCATGCTTTTCTAAGTGAACTAAGGATTAAATGTAATGCTTTGGTAAACAGCTTTAGAGTAGACGTAAAGCAAAAGTAAATTGCTACTGATTCCCAAAAAGTAAACGGGACTACCGTTGTGAATTTAGTTAGTAAAATTTTCTGTGTAAAAAATGTAGACGCAAAACCTAATGCAAACGTCAGTAATGATACTGACGAGTCTAATGCTTTTGCAATATCGGTAGGATTCTTTGGTTCGGATGGTTTTCCATCTTTAGACCTATCAGCTAACAACTTAGCTTTTAATAGATCACTTTTCTCATGATCTAACATATACCTAAAATTTGATCCGTTTCTTGTTCACTAAATGAACTTTTAATAATTGTCGATAAACCTTGATTATGAAAGACTACAATGTCTGCTTCATTAACAAGTTCAGGATTTTTTAAATCCACCTGAGCAAGTGCCGGTGCATATCCTTCGTTAACTGATTGTTGCCCTTCCGCGGTTATATCCGCATATGAAAGTGTTACAACTTTTGATCCTCTGATAAGTTCTATCTTCATAGTTTAATTTATAGTTTATATACAGAATATGAAAATTGTTTTCATAATAATAAACTTTAAGTACCCAAGAAGGGACTCGAACCCTTACACCGAAGCACAGGTTCCTAAGACCTGCGTGTCTACCAATTCCACCACCTGGGCATGATTAAAATTTATACAGTTTATATACATAACAGTATAAATAGTTTTACTATAAGTGACCCATAAAGGACTCGAACCTTTAAGCCGAAGCATTCGATCTTAAGCCGAACGTGTTTGCCAATTTCACCAATGGGCCAATAAATTTTGAGCCTTCGATAGGAATCGAACCTACAACCCCTTCATTACAAGTGAAGTGCTCTACCAGTTGAGCTACGAAGGCAAATTATCAAGGTAGGATTCTATACCTACGCTACCTCTTTTCGTTGACGATCTGATCATCACTTATTATACGAGATCAATCCATACGTCTATGGACCGTGTAACACCACCTCTTGAATGCGGAAAGCAGAAGTAACGATCTCCAAGCCCTTCCGGGCTCTCAATGTTTAGCAAACATGACCGTGCGCCTGCAACGGATTACTTTCCTGAAGTCGGGATGGCCAGACTCGAACTGACGACCTCCGCATCCCAAATGCGGCGTACTACCAACTGTACTACATCCCGTTTTTAATAGTGATCCTAACAAGAATCGAACTTGTAACCGCAAGTTTAGAAAACTTGTGCTCTATCCAATTGAGCTATAGAATCATTTTGCACGTATAGAGAGATTCGAACTCCCATCAAAGGTTTTGGAGACCCGTATGCTACCATTGCACCATACACGTATATGAGGGTGACCGATGGGAATCGAACCCATGACCTCTTGAACCACAATCAAGCGCTCTAACCAACTGAGCTACGGTCAACATATTAGAGCCAAAGGTTGGAATCGAACCAACACCATAAGTTTTGCAGACTTACCGACCACCACGATCAACTTGGGCTTATGCGGAAGAGTGAAGTATCGATCTCCATACCCGAAGGTACCGCTAGTTTTCAAGACTAGGTCAAGCGCCAGCTTGATTACTCTTCCAATTTATAATCACAATATTAATGACAAAAAAAACCGGATCCTTTTGAGATCCGGTACGATATATCTTTATGCTTAATTTATTTACTCAAAGAATTTACCATCACGGACCAATACGGAACATCTACTCGGAGAGAGTGAATGCCATAAGGATAACGATGTGGTTGTTAAAGTTTTCATAATTTAGTATTAAAAATTGTATAGTATATATACATCAAGATTAATTAGTTTTCGGACATACGATAATATCCATTGCCTTAAAGATTATTTGTTTTTCTAAAGCTTCCAACCTTTCCATTTGGAATACTTATAACACATTTGGTATATTTCTGAAGCTTCAGACTTGGTTAATCGAAATTCTTGTATCTCATCACTTTTCACAATTAGAATAGTTTCTACACTACCGAGTAGTAAATATCTAATTTTGTTTTGAGTTATTTTATAATAGCATTTTACCGTAATCCAATCATTAGGAAAATTTCCTGTAAGCTGTTCGTTATCTAATTTTATTCGGAATTTACTATTGTCTGTAACGAATACAACTACACGTTCAGCTGTCAATAAATAATTTCCTATATACTTGCTGGGTGCATTTTTTGGGTGTGATAATTCAGATTTTGCATAAGCTTGACTTACTATAAGATAATCTGCAGTGTCCATATAACATAACTGAAAGTTAACCGCTTCAAGATTTGAATTGTATAATTTTACAACGATGGTAGCGTCTAAGCTATCGCATTGTGAATATCCGATGCTCGACAATAAGATTAATAAGATTAGCGAGTAGATTTTTTTCATTTTAGTATATTGTTTTTTGTATGGTATCTATATTTTTCTATATGATACTCTTAGAACTTACAATACCTTTTCCCTAATTTATATATCTAAAACGGTCATATTAAAAAAGGAAAACCCGGTAGGTAGCGACTCCTCCGGGTTTTCGTCTGCGTAACAGACAACGGTCCTAAGCCGTATGTTTCATTGCTAGTATAAGTTGTATGATTCTATTCTACCGTCCTTAATAAAACGAACAAGTAGGCTTTCTCCAATTTTCATTATCTTATCAGAGCCTATTGGGCTAACCAACATAGTATCAGATCCTGCTAAAATACCGAATGACGGTCCTAAGATTTGTTTGCCGCCAGCCCATGTAAAATTTGGAAAATAGAGTACAGAATCATTAGAAGATATGTTATAATCTTTATCACGAGCCATTTTAATAAATTCTTGAGCTTTGCTCTGTAATTCCTTTACGTCCCCATCAATTTCTGATGATTTCTTTGAGTAGTAAAAACTCATGATTACTCCTTCGTTTAAGAAACTTTCAAATGTTTTAATGTGTTTCATAATTATAATTATTTTGTAACTTTATCCATCATGTCAGCAAGACCTTTTTCCGACGAATCGGAAATCTTAAATGATTTGGTAAGACTGCCTAATGCCGATCCTTTAATACCAACAGCAACTTCAATTTCAGATAATCTTGGAGCACCTTCAACTTTATCATCTATAATAACAATACCAAACTTGTCACCCAAGTCATAAATATGAAACGTTGTTTTTGACTTGCTATTAGAACTCTTTTTGTCAATCCTATTAACTAATTTCAATTCTAACCTGTTTTCATTTGCGTATGTTGTAATCCAAGATTGAATGTTTGTTAAATTCCATTCCTTGTTATAGTATGTTTCATATAGGAAACTTTTAAATGTATGTACGTTCTTCATATCTTTTATTGTTTATTTGTATTCAGACTTTCTTTTAGAATCTCTTCAGCTTTTTTCTTATCGGCTTCAGTATTAAAAATAAGCCAACCACTTTCAGCCGACCATTTAAAGTCTATACCAGCAGATCTAAGTTGTTTACTTACTGCTGTGTATTCATCATCATTAGAAACACTAGTCTTTAGAGTTAGTTTAGAAGATTCATTTAAGAACTTTTCAAATGTGTGTAGGTTTTTCATTATCTTTTAATGCTTTTTAATGATCTTTGTAATTTGTGTTAGTGTATCTATTATAAGGTATTATAAAGTTTAACTAATGTACTTAGATAAACTATTTATACACATATAATCTATAAGTATTAAAGTTTTGTTTCTGTTCCGTAAATTTCATCAATCTTATCGATTATTTCAATGAGAGTTGCTTGGTCAAGATCTTGAGGTTCTTTTCCATCATAATTGGTAGATTTCAAAAAAGTAACAGCTGCTTGAGCAATATCTTCAGGCTGTATAGATTTGCTTTTTGCATAATCTTCGATAGCTTCTTCTACATTAACTGTCTTACCAACAATTTTTAATGCAGCCCAATCGAGTAAGTTATCAACAGTTATCTTTTCAACGGATTCATTTAAGAATTCTTCGAATGTAAACACATGTTCATATACTCTGCGTGACTTTTCCTTAGCACCACGAGTTTTTGCAATATCTTGATTGGTAGAACGAATTCCCGGACGGAAGTATTCTGTTTGGTCATGATATGCTGCAGATACAATTTCATATCCCGTATCACCGGCTGCTGGCTTTGCCAAAAATTCCGGTGGTGGGAAATTATCCGTATCAGCAGGTGATTTTTGATCATCCTGTAATTCTACGTATTTACTTTTCTTCTTCTTGCTGTCTACCATCTTTAACTTGTTTTGATTTTGCAATTTCAGATGCTTCAGATAATTCTTGTTTTTTAGAAATCAATCTATTTCTTTCAAGATCCAACTCAAGAAGCTTAATATCTATCTCATGTATTTGATGTTCATACGCACTTTTGTTTTTAGCAGCTAAACCTTTCTTTTCTTTTAGGGAAGTTATTTCCGCAAGTATCTCTGCATTTGATTTTCCTTTGGCAGAAACAAGAGTGTCTTCATCAACAGCTTTACTTACCTGTGATTGTTTTTGAGATTCAAACTCTTTAAATGATATATGTTTCATTCATGTAATTTTTATTTGTGTAGTATATATCTTATAATGACTATGTGATTCTATCCTTCAACTATTCGGATAGTATTTCCGTCAATAACATTTTTAGGAAAGGCCATACCTTGAATTGCTTTCTCAAGATTTTTAATTGCTGCTACGACTTCTTTCATATCAGTTTTATCTTTATCCTTTGTTTTATCTTCAGCGGGTTTGTTTGCTTTATTAACAGCGGCTTGTTTATCCGCGGCTTTCATGTCAGTTCCTTTTCCGCCACCTTCTGAACCAAAGGCAGATGATATTAAACCATTTGCTTTTTCAACAATAGTGTTAAGTAAACCGCCGCCGGAGACACCTGATTTTTCTGCAGATAACACAAGATGCTCAACTGCAGCCGTCCATTTCTCGAACGCCATAATACCATCGGGATTCATGAAACTGAAGTTTTCCTTGAATGTTCCCATATGCTCAGCAAATTTACCAAATGTATCTACGAATTTCGAGAATGGACTTGATATTGCTGATAGCCTTTGCATTTCATCACCGAATTGTGCTAAGAATGGACGTTTCTTTGCATCAGTTGCATTAAGAGCAGATAACACCTTCATACCCATATTTACATTAATAGCATTGGTTTTGAATTTTTCACTGTTAATTTTTGCATAATCTTCTACAAAATTGATAAAATTACCACTTAGTATTTTACTTATAGCGGAAAGACTCTCTGCTGAACTTCGAGCAGTTACAAACCTATCCTTTCCATCAGTAGCTAAAGTCAATATAGAAGTGAAAACTTCCGATAATAATTTAGCTATACCAGCTAATCCCTTTTTGTCCTTATTGGCTGTATCAGCTTTGGCAAATGTTTCCAACGGTTTGACTAAGCTTGTTATAAATTTTCCTATCGTATCACCACCACTTAAAGCATCGTCTAAATCTTCTAAAGTATCAGTTAATTTATCATCAGCAAAAATATCAACGATTCGTGTAATAGCTGATGACATGTTGGTAATAACAGAATCAAGATTGACAAATACTGTTTTGCTATAGATAGCTTTACCTTTATCATCATAACTTTCAATTAACTTAATTTTGTCAGGGTTTGCAAATGTTTCTATTGATGATGATATTGCTGTTAAAATACCGCCAATCATTTGGCCGATAGAACTTCCTTCTACATCCTCAAGATCTTCGAGTGAACTTGCATTATCAGAAAATACTTTTACGATATCTTTTAGAACTTGACTAACATTTGCAATTGCTTGCGTTGAGTCAACAGTCTTACCACTATAAATAGGTTTTCCCTTTTCATCATATCCGGTGATTTCAGGTATTTGATTAATATTTACAAATACGCCTAAGCCATTACCAATCTCTGTTAATACACGACCCATTTCTAAAGCAGTACTTACACCACGAGCAAAAGGACTATCAGATAACTGAATACCTGTAAGAACACTTAATAAACTTGGTTCTTGGCCCAATGCCGCAGAAGTCGATAAATCTATGAATGGTGTTAATATCTGTGGTAAAAAATCTGTTATGTTTTGTAATGCACCTCTAACATCAGCAGTTTTCTTACTATCATAAATAGGTTGTCCTTTTGTATTATAGCCTATGATAGATGGTATGTTTGATAAATTTGCCCATGCGGAAATTCCACCGGCAATACCCGACAAAGCTAATCCAATATCACCGGCTACACTAACACCACGAGCGAACGGACTACTTGATAATTGAATACCTGTAAGTACACTTAACACGCTTGCTTGTTGACCCAGCGCTGCATCTGTTGATAAATTAACAAATGGTGTGATTATAGAAGGTAAATAATTTGTGATGTTATCTAATGCTTGTTCTACATTAACAGTACGAGACTTATCAAAAATAGGTTGTCCCATTTTATCATATCCGCTGATAGCAGCCATATTTTGTAAATTGGCCCATGCTCCAATTCCTTGTGCAATACTTGATAGTGCAGGACCTATCATAACAGCTGTTGCAAGTCCCAGAGCCATTTTACTAGCCCCAGTTACAGCACCAATGACTCCACCGCCAACTACAGAATCGAGTACACCAAGAACACCTCCTTGCGGATCATCAGTAACAAAAGTTAGTATAGCATCTTTAACAGTAATTAACGAATTCTTTAAATTATCGCTAATCGTTGTATCACCAGCAACTTCATCAAAATAAACCAAGCCATCTGCTATCGATTTTAATGCAACGCCTGCAAGTGCAAATGCAGCAGCACCTGCTAAAATTAAAGGTGACGCTAAACCAGCAATTGCAAATACAGCACCAGTAAATAACAATAAGGATAAACCACCGATGGTTGTTCCGATGCCACTAAACAGGTCTCCCACCTTTCCACCAATATCAGGTTTTTCAGATTTAGTACCTAGTATTCTACCTGCTGTATTGAAGTATTGTTCTAACGCCGGTGATAAAACCATTAAAGAAAGACCTATAAACGCAAATGCCGCAGCACCTGCCAATATCATAAAAGGAATACCCAATTCATATAAACCAGCTAGTGCAAATACAACACCTACTCCTAAAAGAAGTGCTATACCGCCAAGTGATGTTACAATACCACCAAAGACTCCGCCTAATGCTCCACCAATTGAACCTCCACCATCTCCTTGATCCATACCAAAGATTTTGGCAACTGTACCAAAGTATTTTTCTAATCCATAACTTAAAACGATTAATGATACACCAACCGCGGCAAAAGCAAGAGCTCCTAATGATATCTCTTTATAAAACTCTCCAGCAACGCCGTATATAAATGCTAATAATGCAATGGTTCCAATACCTGCGATAAGACCAACTAAAAAATTACCCGCTCCACCACTTATTATTTTCCCTGCTTCAGATATACCTAATGCAAATATGTAAAAGCCAGCAGCAACAGCAATCATAGATAAACCTACCCAACTCATTGCTTTAGCGCCTTGATCAATTTTTTCGGCACCTTGACCTATTAAATAAAATACTGCAGCCACCCCAGCGATTGCCAAAACACCTAATGCCATCTCAGCTCCGAAAGACATTACGGCCATTCCGACAAGTACTAAAGTCCCAGTAATAGCCAACATAGAGAGTGCTAATATACCTAATGTTTTTGCTGCGTTACTTGCGTTCTCTACAGTTTCCTTATCAAATTTTGCTAATGCTTCATTAATTTTTGTTGCGATGGAAATAAGTAGAACAGTTGAGCTCTCTGCAACTTTCATTAATGGTGTTAAAAAGAAGAGTGATTTGATTAATTTACCTACACTATGCGAAACCTTTTCAAGAGCTAAAGAACCAGCGGCTACTTTATCAGTATCAACATTATTAAATATTTTGAAAAAATCTTGAATAAAGGTTATGAACTCGTCTGACGTTTCTTTACCTACATATGAATACATACGAACGGCTTTCATTAAACCGACAGCATCAATGGCTGTTACTTCTTTTGATTCTTTCTTTCCGAAAAACCCACCGAGTTTATCCATACCAGAACCACCGCCTAAAAGCTTTTCAATATTCTTGAGTGATTTTGTTTGCTCATTAGAATTTTTGAGCATTTCTTTTCCATACTTATCCGCACCGCCACCACCCAGTGCAGCTTTAACATCAAGACCTTTGTCTTTTTTGTCACCACCTGTTAGTGCTTTCTCAATTGCCGCAAGACGTTTCTCCATCACCGCGTTTACGGAAAGAATACCTGCTAATGTTTTATATCCGTCTGCTGGACTTGCCATTATCTTTTATAAGATTATTTTGTTTATATATTCTCATGAATAAAAAAAGTCTCCGACTAATCGGAGACTTGTGGTATTATTTAAATGATGGCATGCTTGGGGTTGAAAACCCGGTTGGTAGTTTCATTCCAGATGATTTCATCATAGAATCCATAGAAGATTTCATGTCAGGCATTTTTTGAGAATCTTGTTGTTTCTTGTTCTTTTGATTCTCTTCCTCAACAGCTTCTTTATGATTTTCAAATAACATTTCAGCTCTCCAAAATGGTAGATTATCAAGTTCTGATAATTGGCATTTTAGATATCGAAGAGCTGCGTATTCAACTTTACTCCAATTCTCCAAAGATATCTGAAATAAGGAAAAGAGACTTAATCCCTCCTTGAAAGTTTAGCGGAGCCCTAAACTCCGCGCCCCCCTGTGTTTGGTAGCGAATCTGCGGATTAACGCTTGACGCTAGCATTTCAGTTATTTTTGTTAGTACTGATATCTTGGATAAACTCCATGTCATAGATTCATGCGAAGCTTTATCGTATGTAGATTGTGTTAGTGTTCTCCAGTCATCAAAAAGGAATGGTGCAAACTTGATAAAACTTTTATCGAATTTACCACCTTGTTGCTGTTTTGACTTCATATAGTTTTTAATGAAAGACATAACACCAAGTGAAGGGAAGAATACTTTAAATGTTTCTCCATTCTTTAATTTAAAAATGAAACACTTATCATCTTGACTGTGGTATTCCAATAGTTTTTCATCAGGATTAAAATAGTCAATTAAATCCTTTGTTACTTCAACCTTCTGGTCTTGCCCTTCTTCATCAGGAATATTTGCAAAGATTTTGTTTTCTCCATTTTTAAATGTATAATCGCGGACAGCAAATATCAAGTAGAATCTATCAATTTCTTTTAGATCTTTAAATGATGTTGCCTTAGATGGTATTTTAATACGAACACATTTTTCAATAATGAAAGTTAACAAATCATCAACACCAAGTAAGTCATTTTCATCGATCGTAGACCAATGACGAATTTCTGATACTGTTGCTGCGCGAATTGCAATTTGAGTACCATCAGGATAAAACATACCTTGAGATGGTAAATATTCTATAGGAACATTTTTCCAACCGATTTCAGCAGCTAACGGAGAATCATCATCATCTCCATTATAAGATTTTGCTTTACCTAATGAAGTAACACGGGGTGCTTCTTCTTCAAGAACAGCGGTCGCTGCCTTTTTTGCTTTTTGTGAGTTGAGAAGTTTTTCTTCCTGCTCAATTAATCTTTGAGCTTCATCCTCAACATTAAAATTTTCTTCAGACATATTTTCTAATTGTTTATAGTTTATATATCATTGCTCAAAATAGTTCTTAAAAATTGTGACAAAAAAACCGCCGGATTAATGACGGCGGAAAAAAGTAATATTTATTCTAAGTTTCTCGAAGATTGTTTATTGCATCTTTAATCTTAAGTGATTCTTGTTGGTAAGTTAGTTTTTGATTTAGAAAGTCGATTTCTTTTGATACCATATCTGTTCTGAGTTGATGTTTTTGCATTCTCAATTTTACTATGTTTAAATTACGTTGAGCTACTTGTGTTCTGAGATTATCTTTGGATTCTTTAGCGGAATCCAATGCAGACTTCTTTTTATCCATTAGTTCATTAAAATCTTTAGCTTTAAGTTTTTGAGCCGTGGCTGTTAGATTCTTTATACGAGCTTGGAGATTCTGTAAGCTATCGCCGGAAGCTTCATTAAGAATTCCGACGATATAGCTTTCGAATGTTTGTAAGTAATTCATTACAGAATAGTTTCTTCCCAATAATCTGCCTTAAAACCAAATCCTGTTAATCTGTAAACATCGTTTTCAGAAAATGCAAGATCCATTGCTGGTAATGGTGTTGTAGGCATAACCATTGCCATTTTAATTTGTCTGAAGATATCACCATTTTTGTTAAACTGATTGATAATCATCGGTCCACCAATATAATCTTTCTTTAATCCCATACGACCTGTTAATGGATCATATATGATATCTGTCCATTTACGCAATGCTTTATATACATACATCGAATTACTATCATCAAGATTGACTTCAAAGTCAAGTGTAATAGTAATTGTAGTATCATCAACGACACCACCAGCGAAAGTACGTGAAGCACTTTTGTATTTTTGTACTACTTGTCCAGGTTGTTTGTTGATATCAAGTCCTTTAACATTTAGTACTTGTTCCATTACTAAGTCCCATCCACCAACAGCAGGTGGTGGCGTCAATAAAATTTCGAACTGTGATAAGTACACAGGTTCGAATTTATTCATCGATGCTTGGGAATTTCTAAAATGCGGTAATCCAGCCATGTTATATGTTTATTTTGTTAAGTTATGTTTTAATTAAGATACACTGAATCCTCCTGAAGCAATTGCACCAGTTTTAAGGATTGTAACTCTATTAATGAATTTTTGTAATCCACGAGCAGGCTCAATACCAACGTCAAGAATACCGAAGTTTTGGTCGATAATTTCAGGTGTATTGTTACTGTCATCCATGATTACTGCGAAGTCATAAATACCGCCAGCATTTCTAACAGTGTCAAGATAGTTTTCAATGATAGTACGAATCTCTAGACGAGTTGCAGCATCATTAAATTCAAACAAGTACTGTGCAAGTACATCTTCGATAGCTTCCTCTATTGTAATAAGAAGATCTCTAACATGTAAGTTGTTGAATGCAGATAGTGTTCTTTGGTATGCAGTTTGGTTTGCGTAAATCATCGGTCCGATATTTCTAACGATTACGATAGGATTCATTCCCATTGGTTCGATGAATTCACGATCCTTTAACAAGAAATCATATTCAAGACCAACGAATTTTGGATTTGAAATAATACCACGTCTTGGACCAGCAACGATACCGTATGGTGTTCCATTAATGAACTTACGGATAAAGTTGTTTGACACATCAGCTGCAGGAGGTATAGACATATTCTTACCGTTCTCACGAATGATAATGTTTGGTGTAAATACCCCAATGAATTTAGCACCTTGGTCTTCATCAGGTAGAGTAAATCTAAATGATGGTCCAAGTGTTAAATTACCACCTGTTGAAATGTATTCAGTATTCAACACCGGTTTTGGGTTTCCAGTTTGCGGATCCGGTAACTCTGTAAATCTTGGGTCAGTACTTGACTGAAACTCAGCGATTGAAGGAGCGTTAAGGATTGCTAAACACTTTTGACGATTCTTAGCTAATCTCGAAAGATATTGTTTAGAACCCATCATTGGTGCAAGACCGTTATTAAATGTATCAACGATATATCTAAAAGAGATTACATCACGTGATTTTAAAACAGATGCAAGATTAGTTCTTTCAAGTACACCATAGATTTTTTCTACTTGCGCTTCAGTTTTGTTTGGTAAATGATAACTTGTTAAAGTAAAACCACTTAAGTAAGTAAACTGTAAACGATCACAGAAGTTTTGAATTGATTGGAAACGAGTAACTTGGTTTAATGCATTTACAGCAGGAGTTTCAAGTACCTCAAATTCATATTCAACAGCTCCAGTTGATGGATTGATTTTTTTCACTTTTGCAATTACACGAGTTAAAAGTGGATTGTTAATATCATTATTCACAAGGAATTGACCAATTTCAATTTTAGCACCGTTAGCAGCATTGGTTTTGAATTTTTTACCACCACCGAATAGTGATCCCATGATAGTTACGTTTTCAGAAAGATTACCAGCAACGTGTGAGTAAATTGCAATGTCAGCAGTTGTTGCACCTGGATCATATGGAGTAATACCACCAGTTTCAAATGTTTCATCAACACCAACCCAATTAGTTGTTGTTAATTCAGACAATGTAGTATCTCCGTATTCTTGAACTGCAGAACCAACAAGACCGTAACCAATTACTGAGAATAAATCATTTGTACCTGATAGACCGTCTTTACCATAATTCTTAGTTACACCAAGATAATTAAATGTAGATGATCCACCTAAGTAATTAACTTTATCACCATTAATGATAATAGCACTTTTGATTTTAGATGCAAGTTTAGCTGCGGGGTATGCTTCAATTTGATATTCACGGAACGTGATAGTATCACCAGCAGTTACAGCTCCAGTTGTTGGAAGTGGTTTGCTTAAAGTAATTGTATCAAAACCAACAGGTACGTTAATAGTTACAGCAATTACACGAGTACCAGCAGTAATACCAGCAGTATTTGTTGGTGAATAAACAACTGTACCTAATAATTCTGCAGCAGTTGTATATGAACCTGTTGTAATTTCAAGAGTTGTTGTACCCACAGTTGTTAATGTATCTATAGAGAATCCTGCATTAGGACGTGAATACACAACATCAGGAGCGAAGACAAAATCAAATCCAACAGAAGTTAAATCAGGGATAAGATCATTAGTTGTACCTACAGCTGTAGATACATCGTAGATACTTACTTTAATATCAGTTGGTTGTATAAACGAACCAAAGTTAAGCGCAAGTCCATCAGACACGATTAATGAACACCAGTTTAAATCATAGTATGGCGAAACTGACACGGTTGGAGAGGCAACGGTAATTGTATTACCTGCATAAGATAATACTTTATAGTATTTTTTAATACCCGGCGCTTCAACAAGAATGTAATCCCCTACAGCTGGTGTAACGGTTGGGAACGCAGTGATGTCAATAGTATTTGTAGTAGTAGGTATAGCACTTGCAAATGTTTCCTCAACAGAAGTTGGTAAAGCATTAGCAGGATACCAAAGTGGAGAACTTAATTGAACCTCAAGAGCTGTTCCTGTGTCAATTACATTTTCTACTTTAACATAATCATTGGCATCTTGACCTACAACGAATGCTTCGTCAGTACCAAAAGTTTTTACTAATGATATATTAGTTAACGATCGTTTAATGTATTCATACATCGATTGTGTAAATACAATGTCAGATGGTGTTGGTTTTTCAATCACTAATGTGTTTAACCAGTTTCCTGTACGATTATTATTTCCGTAAGCAACAGATTTCACATAAGGATTAGTTGAACCTATTGCGTATTGCAAGTAAGAAGCACTGTTTGAGAACGGAGTTCCTGGATTGTACAATGCGTCATTATACAATAATTCAGAACTGATAGAAGTGTTATACGATAAGAAATCGATAGTATCATCAGTTGTGTTTATTAATGAGTGACCAACAAGATCAATTTTATAAACACTGTTAGCATAATCAGATAAAGCATCGCGATTAACGTTTAGGAATATTCCCGTTAAACCGAATGCATTATTAACGATTGGCTCGATACTTTGGTTTGAACCATTGTTATCAAGAAAATCAGGAATGATACATCCAGAGAAAGATCCAATTAAAGTAATAAAGTCTGCGCCAAGAAATTGATTTAGTTGGTCAAGTTTAATACCGCGTTGGTCGAAATAAGTACTGTATAGTGGATCGATAGATAAAGCAGACAAGTTAGTCCAATCTCCTTCTACAACGATCACATCAATAAAGTAATCAGATAAGTAATCTTTAGCACGAACATAATCAGGAATATTTCCTGGCCCGTAATAATCTTCAGCAGTAACATTGTATTGTTTTGCATTAACAGATTTACGAACGATAACCGAAGAAGGTTTTTGTCCAAGATTTACAACGTTAAACAGTCTTTCGTTATTAGCAAAATTGCTATTAACAGTTGCTTGTAAATACGTTGTGTCAGGGAACCAGAATCTTTCCTGATTAAAGAAAGAAGCAAGTAATGCCTTTGTAAGATTTCCGTTTTGATCATCTGCAGATAATGCGAATGAACGGTATGTAGTTGCATCTCCACCTTCATTTACTGGTACGTTATTCAACGGTAAAAGGTTCAGTGCAAATACAGGACCTGTTGATAAACAGATTTCAAGTGCACGGTGGAAGAATGATCCACGAGATTCAAGAAATTTATCAATTTCACCGAATATACGGCGAGCGTTTTTGATGTCTCTCAAGAATACTGGCGCATTGAAAGGTCCTTTTCTAGAGAACCCTGGTACCAGACGAATTGTTTGGGTAGATATAACAACCCTTTCAGATGCATCAAATTCTACGGTGTAAACACCTGATGCTTTGAATTGGTTTAGATCCAATGTAATTTTTGCCATTTCTTATTTGTCTTTATTTTTTAGCTTTATCCTAATTTAGTAATTTATATATTCCTATCCTAATACGGAATTGAGCTTATTTTCTTTTACGATTTTTGAAATCTTGTATTAGATCATATGGACTAGAAGTACCATCCTCAAGTTCTCTAACCATTCTAAACGTGTCCATGTGATCATTACCATCAGATGATTCAATTTTTCTCGAAACGATATTTCTAAAATTTGTTTCTTGATTATCAAACATTTCTTCGACCATTTCGTAAAAATCTGTTGATTCAAAAAATGTTACTGCGTTTACACACGTCATTGCAATATCATCGTGACCACCCTGTGAAGAATATCTCCCTTGTGAATTGAGACCAAATGAAGCCAATTCTTCAAAGTTACGTTTCTCATTGATTACAATTTTTTTACTTGCGATTAATGATCTTAATTCACGACAGTACGTTTCTTTATTATCTTTTTGTAATTTAACACCCGGACGTAATGTTTCGTTAACGACACTATGACGTGTATGTAATATTATCTCAGGATAGAAATCTTTATTTTTAGATAATCTTTCTTGTATGATATTCCCTTTAAAGTTTACTTCTAATACAATTTTTGTCAATTCATAATTAAATGTTTCAAAAAGTAACGTCTCTACTACATGTGATAATTCTTCGACGGAATGTGTATTAGAATGATACAAACCAATTTGCTTTAATCTAAAGAAACCCGTTTCATCGCGGAAATCTTTAATCTTTTTAATCATCACAATTGAATTTGGTTCAAGTTCAAATATATTTACTACACTGAAATCTTTCCCAACACCATCACCAATGTCAACAGATAATATTATTCGTTTATCTTTACAGCTTTCATCAGCAGGATCAAAATCTGGATGCCATTTTAAATTTGTAAATAAATCTGGGTTATCTAAAAAGTCATCAGTTTCTTTATATACATATTCCTTTGAAATTCTACGAATGAATCTTAACGTATCGGCTGATATTAATAATCTTGATGATGCTAAGAATTGATTTCCATATTCTTGGTTAAATAATTCTTCACCACCCATATTGGCAATCTCTCGTTCTTTCCATTTTTCATCACGTCCTGGAACTTGCCACCAGTCTACACGAATAGGATGATAAAAGTTTTTACCTTCCTGAGCACGTGAATAGATTTCATAGAATAAGTTATCCATTCCATTTGCTGTAGATGATATGATAATTCTTGATATCTTTGATGAAGCTAACGTAGGATAAATTGAACGATAGAATGGAACTAAATAGTTTTGTTGTACGTGAGCAAACTCATCGGCGTATAATAAGTGAATAGTAAAACCAATTGCCGCAGTTTTTGTTGTTGCTGATGAGAATAAACGATTTCCATTATCAAACCTAATACCTGTAACACCCTGTGATACAGTGCCAGGTTTCATAAAGAAAGGTAAATTCTTTAGGATAGTTCTAACCTTATCAACAATCTCAGATGATGTTGCTGCTTTATTCGCAACGATCATAACATTACGATCATAATGAAAACACACATACCATGCAATAAAGATAGATGATGTTACGGTTTTACCGATCTGACGTGATGCCAACAAAACAATAAAACGATTTGTTTGAAAGTCATCTAACATATCTTCTTGATAATCACGCAATGTAATTTTTGCAATACCTTCATCTGTCATTGAAAAACAAAACTTATTACCAAAATATACAACATCATTTGCACATTTTGCCAATTCATTAAGTTCTTCATCGGTATATTCAAAAACTATGTTTGATGATCTTGCAGAAAGTTGGTTCTCGTAAAAAGGAGACATGTCTGCTGGCAGTCCCTTCTCAACTCTGTCGACTTGTTCAGCTATTCGCTTACTTGTCCATATTTTCCCCTGTGCCATCTTTCTTTAAGTCTCTATCGTTAGTTTTTCTTTCTGGAATTGCATCACGTAATTGTTCTATCAAGTTACGAGTACCACGGAATTTGTTTTGGTCAGGATTACTTTCAATAGTAATCTCTCCGTCCACAGTCGTAGTACTTTCTGCTTTCTTGAATCGATAATCATCACGTAAATTTTTGTAATTAGTTTCCATGATTACCATAAATTGTGCAAGATGTTTTACGATTTCCATTTTTGATTTTTGCAGTGATGCTAAAACTTCGAATGATCTTGCGTGTAAATTTCCGCCATCAATCTCTTCAAGCAATTTGATAATTGCATGCTCTGCTGTTTTCATCTGGAATAACAAATTGGAAACGGTTATCTTGTCAACATTTGTTTTTTGTTTGACATAACTAATTTTTGATACAGTTTCGCTGTCAAGATAAAACTCCGTGATTGCGTCTACGATATCTCGTGCACTTATGTCTGTTGATGCCTTTACGACATTATAGTCCATGAAAAGACCAGTTCGAGCTGGAAGTAAATTTTGTACTTCCTGAGTTAGTATTGTTAACTCACGACTGTCCTGAGTAAGTAACTTCTCTAATTGTTCACGAGTGTTACCTTCTTCATTTCTTTGGTTTTGATTAATTTTTCTTTTGTTCATGTGATTATTTTGTTTGCGCTATAAAAGGTAATCTTAATCTTTGAAGAGCATTATCTATAACAATTGCAAGATGTGAATCTTTCACAATATTTTGATTTAGTATAAACATTTGCTTCATATCATCGGTTTCATTTTCCAAAAATAAACGAATGTTTGTTAATAGTAATTCTGATGGTAATAGATAGTATCTATTTTCAGTTTCACGCGCTTCAAGATTAATAGCATCCAGTGATATAATAGGTGGCTTGCTAATTTTAATTACATTATCTGCTGTGTTTATATAAGTTATTATAGAATTGTCAGGTATACCCGGTCCTGTAACTACTAGGCCGGTAGATAATCCTCCAGTAGTAATAACAGTTATTGCATCATTACCCAATTCATATGTTCCTATAAATATTATTGGATCATTCAGATAACTTCTATCTGTTGGAAGAATACCAGTGAGTGTTTTATTATATATCTTCTCAAGATCTGTGGTTGGATCAGGTGTTAATGATGTCTCGCTCCATTTACGTTTCCATAAGTCAATTGAAACTTGGCCGTATGTATTTGAAACATTAAAGAATATTCCATACCATTCGCTATCACTGATATCATTTTGCATTACAAAATAGTATCGTTTATCATTTGACTTAAATAAGAAGAATCTTTTCGCGAGTATGTTAAGTTCCCAACCCGTATAGTTAGTTGTGTTATACCCACTGAATAAAACTTTTTCTTGTGATATTTCTGCATAATTTGAAGATTGCGTAACCCAGTTAGGATACATTGCATTAACCGCGCTCAGCACATCTGCAGGAATACGTATCACGTGATTCATACCCACTGACGATAACCAATACCCAAAAGTACTAAAACCATTAAACCTGGTAATTTTAATGAGATCATTTACCGCGTATAATCTTTGTACATTTAAAGTTATATTAAAGTAATACACATCAGTTTTAAGGTAATTATCATAAACTGGTGTAGGCGACATTTGTGTTATGTTAAAAATAACATCACGAGGAACTCTTACGCGCGGTGGGATATCTTTAAACCATGCTGTGAATGATCTATTTTCTGTTTCTGTAAAGGTTGCAGCATTAGCATATCTAACAGCAAGTCCAGGATTTTTGGGATCGTAGATAGATCTTAAGTCATATTGTGTTTCTGAAATAACAGTATGATAGTTCATAAACTTATTTTCCACAATATTAAGTTTATCATTTAAATACACACGAACAGGATCAACTGTATTAGATCCCAATTTAGGATTGTATTGCTGTGGCTTTGTTTTCTTAAGTTCGTCTTCACGAATCTCTTCGCCAAACCTTTCCTCAGCATCCCATGATATCTCATCAAGTGATTCTCTAAGATTGGTAGTTTCATAACGATTTGCTTTAGGTGAATACTTAACAAGACTAACTTTCCAATATGAATCCTTATGCATAAAATCTCTAAATAAGTAGGATGAACCAACTTCATAGATACGATTTGTAAGAGGGAAATAGATTATGTCTCGTTTTTGTGGTCCTGTTCCTACTCCAAAATTATCTTCAAAGTATTGTTTAACAATATGAACTTCAAACGGCATCTCAAAATCTAGGCCGTATTCTCCGAATGCAATCTTGTTGTCGGGAAATTCATTATTAGGAACTAGTATCTTAAAGCATTGTGGTTCATCAACATCATAAAGTGTCCATTCACGAAGAGTAACGTCGCGTCCATTTGCAAGCGGACTAGCTCTTGCGTAGTGAACTTCATGACCAAATAGTGTATTAATCGTATAAGAGAGATCCTTATACATAGCAATAGCCGAATTAACTTTATACGGCTCAAATGTAAAATTCTCAATTTTTGTTAGTGATGTTATGTTACCACTTTGGCAGCAAACCATAACAGGTTCAAAACCTAGAAATTTATCTTTAGCTATCGGATCTTGTGTGTACTTGATATTGACATGCGTTAATGTGATAGGACCGTTAGCAATTAAAGTGTAACGGAAATCTACATATAACTCTTCATTAGGGTTAAGAAGAGCACTTGCTAAATTTGCTGGAGTTAGTTCGACCCAATTTGATTTTACCTTATTTGTAAAAGCATAACGATATTCTTTTTTGACAATCGCCATAGGATTGCCAGCAAGATCGTCCACAAACCCTGTTAGGGCTGTGACATATGGGATAGGGTTTTGTGTTTCAAATACAACAAAGTCACCGGGACTATTAAGTGTGGGCATTGACTTCCATTTATTTTATATATTCTCAGAGGAAGTCGTGGATTATCTCTAAGAACTTTTGATCATCTTTTCTATTTCTTTCAGCTCTTTAATCATTGGTTCACCAACATATTTAATAGCATCTTCAAGAACTTTACGAGAGATTTGTTTTTTACGGCAATAATAATTAAGAGTAGACTCTTCAAATGAAACACCGTCTTTTACAGCTTTCTTTTTATTGACTTTAGCATACATCCAAGTCGGGGTCTTAGAATACATTTTTCCGATTGATTCTTGCCAATATGTTACAACCTGTGAAGGATTAATTTTGGTATGATTCATATAAGATGCCTGTACAGGATACTTAATGCTCATGAATCTATTAATCATGAAAAAATGTTTTCCTCTTTCATTCATCGAGAGTTTCTTAAATTCAGCAGGTTTGCTGAACATGCAATTGATTACATCAAATAGTTCTGCCATATTGTTTTTATATACTTATTTGTGTTTATAGTTCTGGTAAAGATTTATGAATATCACTAAAGAATTCATAATAGCAACTGGGTATGATCCAATGGCAATACCGTACAGTACAAACATTGCGCACGCAATAGTATTAACTGTTCTTAAAGATCTAATATCTTTCATGGTCATAGATATCAGAACGATTATCATTGCACCATACCCAAGTATTTCTATAGATTGCATTATTTTTTGTTTTTTAATTCATTACGACGTTTCATCTCAACGGCGATATAAGTTCCTATGAAAGCACCGAGTACAGCAGCAATAGTTAATGAACGATCATCAACATAATTTAATGTGGTGATCATACCAAAAACAATAATCAGCGCAGACCACAAACCAGCGTATAAACTTTTGCGTTCTTCAACTTTAATAAAATAATATGTCCAACAGATGTCAGCTAATATCATAGAAGACATTACAGTTAGAAATTTTAGCGCGTAAATATAATTCATAGTTTGTGTTTTTTAGATTTTTCCTAGTTGTGCAAATATGTCCGCCTCAAATGTTTTCCCGGCTGATAGGAAACGTGTTCCTTCAAGTATTGATGACATATCAAAAGATTTTAATCTCAATTCATTTCCAGTTTTATTTCCTGCGTATTCATCAACGAATGAATCTTGTATGCTTTGTGGTATTACACGAGTATCAAGAAATACTAATTTAAGATTACGAACAAGATTATCTTTAATCACATCCGCGGGAGCGACTTCTTTAGTAGTTGCTGTAATTGCATCAGAGATTTCCTGGGCACGATTCGGTAAATCATATACATCAGTAATAGGACGGTTAGCAGTCATAATTTCATATATACGTTGAATCTTTGCAGGAGTCACTCGGAATGTTTTACCACCTTTAGTCCATGTCCAAATTGGCGGAACAGCATCACCAGCATCCCCGCCTATTACTTTTTCAAAAATAACATAATCAGTGGAAATCTCTTGTATCTCAATAGATGTTAATGCTTTCTGGATAAGATCCTTACCACGACCCATATAAGAGGACGCATCAAAGATATTAATCTCTTCTTCTTTTAACCATTCGCCGAAACCTTTAGGAGCAACGATCTTACGAGTTTTTGAGTTGGAGTTATACACAACAGTAAAACAGTCACCAGCGGGTCCATTCCATAAACGAACACATTGTGTTAAATCTTTATCACCAGTTACAATGATTGCATCTTTACCGTCTTCATTTAAAGATTTTGCCCACAAGTACATTAAATCATCGCCTTCAGCTTTTTCAATACGAGATACGATTACACCTTTATTTTCAAGAACCAGAGCAAATTCATTCATAGATTTATAAAATGCATCCCAGTCAACCGTTGACTCATCTTTAGTACGATGTCCTTTATATGCGCCGTCTTCAATAAGTACATCTTTTCTCCAAGATTTAGAATCGATTGTAAATACGATTTTTTCAGGAGAACCAAAAGCACGTACGGCATAAGCCATATCGGTTGCTATTTTCCTGATGAACATTTCCTGGTCTTGTTTTGTTTCCAAGAGTCTACCTTTTGAATATCCGCCTAATGCAAATAGAGTTTTATAGAATAAATAATTTCCGTCGAAAATAATTGTAGCCATTTTAGTTTTTTTTAGTTAGTTAAATATAATACTTTTTTAACACAACTCAAAGAGATTGGTTAAAAAGTTATTAACATTATTGAGGTGTTTCCTCAGTTTTCTTGTAAGGTTTCTTTGTTCTGAAATTTGTGCCAAAATATCTTCCTTGAGATTCGGCATTACAAAATTCAGCGTATTCCACATCAGATATTTCTGAATATGTATATGATTGTCCATTATTGAACTCTACTACCAAATTTTTACAATCCGGAGTATACTCGGTTCGTTTGATTAAGGTGGAAGTCCATTCCCGACCTTCTGATGTTACTATTTCCATTTTATTATTGATTTATAATCATTTGACAAGAGAAGACTGCAGCAAGCATAGAAACGGCTGGGTCAATAACATGTACACGCTGTGCTTGATACTCCGCGGCTTTAATAACCAACTGTGGTATCTTTGCAACTTTTGTTGGATGATGTTCTCGAATGTATTCGGGTAGTTCATTTGATAATGAATTAAGTACATCATCGACCTTAGAAGAATAGTTAGACATCAAGAATTTATAGTTTTCGTATGCGTCAGTACTCTTAACGATAATCTCAAAGATATCACGATAAGAATAGTTTAATGTTTTGATGTCCTCGGTTTTAATTTCAGTGATACCTTGAATTACAAATGTTTGTATCTTGTTTACGATAGAACGCATGTCAGGAAAATTCCGTTTGATGAATTCTGCTAATGCATCTCTCTCAATTTTAATTCCATGCTTGTTCATAATACCCACAGCACGTTTAGCATATTGTAACATTACATCACGTTCTTCTTCTTTGTTGACAAAATCGAAATTAATACACGTGAAACGAGATTGAACAGGCTCAGGAACTTTATTGATGTAATTACACGTCCCAATGAAACGAGCAGTAGCAGCGAATTTCTCGATAGTTGCACGGAGTGCTTTATAGAATTGATCACTCGCACCGTCCATCTCATCAAGAATAACTACCTTATACTTTTCAGCGCCATCAAGAAGAGATATTGTAGAACACCAGTTTGTTATCTTATCACGGATGACATCAACGGAACTTTCATCAGATACATTAATGTATAAGACAGGATAGTTTGATGCAAGAACTTTTGCTAATGAAGTCTTACCCAATCCAGGCGATCCGTAGAATAAATAGTTTTGCTGAAGATTACCAGGACCGATACTTTTTCGGATTCTTTCAGGAAGGATAACAGTATCTAAATTTTTAGGACGATACTTTTCGGTGAATAACTCGTTGACCATAGTTTGTTTTTTAATTTAATGGTTTTTATATACATTCTTATACCATTAGTTTCCTATTGTTAATAACAAACAAAACCTGGACATTGTCCAGGTTTGAATATGTAATCGTTAAAGTTAATTAAAGTGTTTCAAGAATTGCAAAATTAATCGTTCTGACAGTAGTTCCTGATGGTGTTCCATCAAGTGTCACTGCCAATTTTAAAGGATTTGCAGGTGCTACAGCAGGCGTGTATTTAAACGGAAAAAGAGCAACTTCACCAGCAGCTAACTGCATGAATGCGTCAAAGGTCAATCCAATCGGATCCCATAGACCTACATTAATGCGGTCAACACCATTTAAGCTATTAGCTTGTAAAAACACAATAGCTCTATCATCAATAGGACTAAGTTCTATTGGTTCAATTGCAAGTGGTCCTGCAGTAGGATCAAGAGAAATTGTTCCAAAGAGTGTTGCGTTACCATCAATATCTACATTGTTTTGAAATGTTTTATTGATTGCAGAACCTAATGGGAACAGGTCTGTGTTAAGAATGATTGTCTGATTTAGTGTTGACATTTATTTAGATTTTATTTTTATGAAATCTTCAAAACTTAAAGTTTTAGATGGCGATGATTCCGGCTTTTCAGCGGTCTCCACAGATTCATTTTCTGATGTTGATGGTTTCTCATTTTCTTTTTTCTGAGCTTCAACTTTTTTGTCTCTCAACTCAGAGTTCTTATCTTTGAGATTCTGAATCTCTTTCATTTTTTCCTTGCCTTTTTCGTAACCATCTTCACCAGATGTGTCCATATCATCATAATCTTTTTCCAACTTTTTAATATCTTCGTCGTTCTTATCGATTTCAGATTGTATTTTATCGGACTCACTATTTTCAGGTTTCTTATCTTCGCCTTCAGGTTTCTTATCTTCGCCTTCAGGTTTCTTATCTTCGCCTTCAGGTTTCTTATCTTCGCCTTCAGGTTTCTTATCTTCGCCTTCAGGTTTCTT